CAAGCCTGATTTTGTCCTGCCCAACGGCATCATCGTTGAGACTAAAGGACAGTTCCTAAGTTCAGACCGTTCCAAGCACAAGCTTATCAAGGAACAGAACCCGGACTTGGTAATCAGGTTTGTCTTCTCTAATTCTAAAACAAAAATCGGGAGTAAATCGAAGACAACCTACGGGATGTGGTGCAGTCGCTACGGATTTGAGTACGCAGACAAGTCCATCCCGACTAGCTGGTTGAACGAGGAGCTATCCCCTCAACAGAAGGAAGCAAGTCTTTGCTTAGTGAAATGCAAACGAGAAACGAAACGAAAGAAATCGTAGTCCATTGTGCGGCGACAAAGCCCAGCATGGACATCGGTGCATCTGATATTGATAGATGGCATCGGGAACGTGGGTGGCTGAAGATTGGCTACCACTATGTTATCAAGCGAGATGGTACTGTCGAGACAGGCCGTGAAAAGGAAGAGGTTGGGGCACACGCCAAAGGCCACAACGCTATCTCTGTTGGCATCTGTATGGTAGGTGGGCTGTCTGAGGACAATGAGCCTGAGACAAACTTTACCGCAGACCAGTGGAGTGCGTTGGAGACTTTGGTAGATGACCTGAAAGAAACCTACCCTGACGCAAGCGTCATCGGTCACAACGACATCTCATCCAAAGCTTGTCCAACCTTTAATGTGGGAGAATGGTATGACGGATACAGAACTGCCTGAGTCAGTCTGTGTTCGCCACGAGCCATGTCCAGAGTGCGGTTCTAGGGATAACCTAGGCCGCTACTCTGACGGGCATGGGTACTGTTTCGGATGTGGGTATTATGAGAAAGCAGAAGAAGAAATGTTCCAATCCAGTGGCGAAGAGTTTGGCTTCACCTCAGTACAAGACGAGAGTGGTGAAGTCCAAGAAAGTGTATTCACGAAAGGGCAAATCAAAGCCCTTTCAAAACGTGGTATCAACCAAGATACCTGTCAAAAGTTTGACTACCGTGTTGCAAAACACAACGGGAAATCCTGTCAGGTAGCGAACTACCACCACAACCAGAAGCTTGTAGCACAGAAGCTCCGATACCCTGACAAGACGTTCAGTTGGATTGGCAGTGCTACCGGGCTGTATGGTCAGTGGCTGTGGCGTGACGGTGGTAAGATGGTGGTGGTCACCGAAGGTGAACTCGACTGCCTTTCCGTCAGCATGATACAGCAAAACAAATGGCCTACCGTGTCCGTCAAGAATGGGGCACAGGGGGCAAAGCGTGACGTACAGAAATCTCTTGAATGGCTTGAGAGCTTTGAGACAGTGGTGTTCATGTTCGACATGGATGACGCTGGGCAGTCTGCCGCCAGAGCCTGTGCCTCTGTACTCACGCCGGGCAAGGCGAAGATTGCACAGCTACCCCTCAAGGATGCCAATGAGATGCTCATGGCGAACAGAGGGAAAGAGATTATCTCTGCCATCTGGGAAGCCAAGACGTTCAGGCCAGACGGTATCGTGTCCGGCTCTGACCTCTGGTCTACCGTGTCCACCAACGAGGTTGTCTACTCTGTGGACTACCCCTTCGTTGGCCTCAACGACAAGACGCACGGCCTTCGCAAATCAGAGCTAACCACTATCACTGCCGGGTCTGGCATTGGTAAGTCAGCACTGGTTCGTGAGATTGGCTATGACCTAATCAAGAAGGGAGAGCGAGTTGGCTTCATCATGCTTGAAGAAACCGTTAAGAGAACGGCTCTTGGCCTCATGGGTCTTCACCTCGACAAGCCTTTACATCTGGGCTTGGAGCCTGTGGAAGCTGATGAAATTCGTGACGCTTTTAATGCTGTCATCGGCAATGGCCGGGTATATTTCTATGATTCTTTTGGTAGCACTGCTATCGAAAACCTCTTGGCTAGAATCAAGTTTCTTAGTAAGGGAGAAGAGTGCGATTGGATTATACTTGACCACCTCTCTATCGTGGTTTCTGGTCTTGGGGACGGTGATGAAAGACGACTAATCGACAACGCCATGACAGCCCTGCGTACCCTTGTCCAAGAGACAGGCGTGGGGTTGATACTGGTGTCACATCTCAAGCGGCCTGACGGTAACAAAGGCCACGAGGAAGGCGCACAGACCAGCCTGTCCCAGCTACGGGGTAGCCATGCTATCGCCCAGCTATCTGACATGGTGATTGGCCTTGAGCGTAATCAGCAGGGTGAGGATGCCAACGTCACGACACTGCGTGTGTTGAAGAACCGCTTCAGCGGTGAGACGGGGGTGGCTTGCCACGCAAAGTACAATCCAATCG